TTTTTATTAAAAAAAACAATGAGGTGTTGCCTTGGAAAAAGTTTAATTCTAATATGGCTATATCTATTGAGTATGATCTACAGTATTAATGAAAAGCGTATATGACTTTATTGTAAAGCCATTAGGTGAAAGATACTCTAATACTAAAAAAATCGGTGAAGTAGATTTAGTTGTTAATACTAAAGTTGAAAACTGGAAATTTGTAAATAGATTTGCTGAAGTAGTAGAAACACCTCTGGCTATAGCAACACCTGTAAAAAAAGGTGATATCGTTGTTGTGCACCAGAATATATTTAGAAGATATTATAATATGCAAGGTAAACAAAGCAACGGACGTTCTTACTTTATGGACGATTTATATTTTGCTTCTGTTGATCAAGTTTATTTATACAAAAGAAACAAAAGCTGGAAGTCTTTAAATAACAGATGTTTTATTTTACCTATTAAAAATTCAAACTCTCTATTAAACAATAAAGAGCAAAACAATATTGGTATATTAAAAATAGGTAATAACTCATTAGAGGAGCTAGGAATAACTCCAGGACATATAGTAACGTTTAAAGCAGGGTCTGAATGGGAGTTCAACATAGATGATATGCGCTTGTATTGTATGAAATCAAATGATATTTTATTAGAACATGGACACGAAAGAAACGAAGAAGAATATAATCCAAGCTGGGCAGCGAGCAGTTGAGGAGTTAATAAAAGTAGCTAAAGAAGCTATTGTCGATTCAGATGATGATATATCAGCTGACAGACTCAAGAACGCAGCAGCCACTAAAAAGCTAGCTATATTTGATGCTTTTGAAATACTTAACCGTATTGAAGAAGAAGAGAATATGTTAAATGAAAAACCTAAAGAAGTTAAGGAAAGAACTTTTAAAGGGTTTGCTGAAGGAAGATCTAAGAAATAATGTACGAGCAAACGTTATATAAGGTCTTAAAAGATCACGTAAAACCTAAGATTGTTAATCGTATGAACCGTTATAAAAAATGGGAGTATGGTTATAACAAAGAACACGATATCGTTGTAATAAGTAAAGACGGTACAATAGGTGAGATATACGAGATACAAAACTTAAAAATAGCTTTACCTAAAGCTAACAACGTACATAGGTTTGAAACTAACAAATGGGAATATACGGAATATCCTAAAGTATTAAAAAAAATAAAGTCTGTATTTGATTGGGAACAATACTCTCTAGACTTTAAAGAAAAATGGTATGATTACATCGATAATGAGTTCGTCCGCAGGGAAGAAGGCTTTTGGTTCTATAATAAGGATGTGGCTACTTACCTTACTGGTACTCACTATATGTACTTGCAGTGGTCCAAGATTGATGTTGGGCAACCAGATTTTAGAGAAGCAAACAGATTATTCTTTATATTCTGGGAAGCTTGTAAGGCCGATAATAGAAGCTACGGAATGTGCTACCTTAAAAACCGCCGCTCTGGATTTAGCTTTATGTCGTCAGCTGAAACAGTTAACGCTGCAACAATTTCATCAGATTCACGGTTTGGAATATTGTCCAAATCTGGTCCTGATGCAAAAAAGATGTTTACAGACAAAGTCGTTCCAATATCGGTCAACTACCCCTTCTTTTTCAAACCAATTCAGGACGGTATGGACAGGCCAAAGACAGAGCTTGCGTACAGAGTACCCGCGACAAAATACACCCGTAAGAAGCTTGAGACAAACGAATCTCTCAGGGAGCTCGATGGTCTCGACACCACGATCGACTGGAAGAACACAGGGGACAACTCGTACGACGGGGAGAAACTAAGATTACTGGTCCACGATGAAAGTGGTAAGTGGGAAAGACCTAATAATATATTAAACAATTGGCGTGTAACTAAAACAACATTAAGATTAGGTAGTAGGGTTATAGGTAAATGCATGATGGGTTCAACATGTAACTCATTAGATAAAGGCGGTGAGAATTTTAAAAAAATATACTATGATTCAGACGTCACAAAAAGAAACGCCAATGGACAGACTCGCTCAGGATTATATAGTTTGTTCATACCTATGGAATGGAACTACGAAGGCTACATTGATTCTTATGGCATACCTGTATTCGAAACGCCTAAAGAAAAAACTATAGGTCCAAGAGGAGATTCTATAGATACAGGTGTTATAAATTATTGGCAAAACGAGGTTGATGGATTAAAAGGAGATCAAGAGTCTTTAAATGAATTTTATAGACAATTCCCTAGAACAGAAGAGCACGCGTTTAGAGATGAAGCTAAACAATCTCTCTTTAATTTAACTAAGATATACGAGCAAATAGATTTTAATGGAGATTTAAAACACAGTAATTTAGTTACTAAAGGTAGCTTTCAATGGGCTAATGGAACAAAAGATACACAAGTAATATTTGTTCCAAATAATAGCGGGAGATTTTTAGTTAGCTGGGTTCCACCTGAAAATTTACAAAATCGTGTAATATTAAAGAATGGAATAAAATATCCTGGCAATGAAGATCTTGGTGCTTTTGGTTGTGATAGTTATGACATATCAGGAACTGTGGACAATAGAGGTTCTAATGGTTCTTTGCACGGGTTAACTAAATTCAGTATGCTTGACGTCCCTCCAAATCACTTCTTTTTAGAATATATAGCGAGACCTCAAACAGCTGAGATATTTTTTGAAGACGTGCTTATGGCTTGTATTTTTTATGGGATGCCAATACTAGCTGAAAACAATAAACCAAGGTTGTTATACCATTTTAAAAGAAGAGGTTATAGAGGTTACTCAATGAATAGACCAGATAAAATTTATAATAAATTATCTGTAACAGAACGAGAAATAGGTGGTATACCTAACTCAAGTGAAGATATTAAACAGGCTCATGCAGCAGCTATAGAAACTTATATAGAAAACTTTGTAGGTTTTAATAATGATAAATACGGAGATATGTATTTTCAAAGAACATTAAACGATTGGAGTAGATTTAATATAAACAACAGGACAAAGCATGATGCTTCTATTAGTTCTGGCTTAGCGCTTATGGCTTGTAACAAACATAGGTATACGCCAGTTCCAAAAAGACAATTAGTGTCATATGATTTAGGAATTAAACGATATGACAACACTGGTAGTGTTTCAAAAATTATAAAATAAATGAATATAAAATATAATGCTAATAGCGCTTTCCCCAACCAGGTAGTACCTTTGGAAGAAAAATTGAGCTTGCAGTATGGTAAACAAGTTGCCGACGCTATACAGTCAGAATGGTTTGCACAAGGTAGAACAAATGGTAATAGGTATCTAACTACATTTAATAACTACCATACACGTAGGCTGTATGCTAGAGGAGAGCAGTCTGTTCAGAAATACAAAGATGAGTTGTCTATAAATGGTGATTTATCTTATTTAAATTTAGACTGGAAACCAGTACCTATATTGTCTAAGTTTGTAGATATACTAGTAAACGGTATATCAAATAAAGATTATGATATTAAAGCTTACTCTCAAGACCCTCAATCTTTAAAGAAAAGAACTGATTATGCTAATGGCTTAGCTCAAGATATTTTCGCTCAAGACATTATAAATCAAGTAAAACAAACAACTGGAGAAGACATTTCTAATACTAGTATAGCTGCTAGTGATCTACCTAAAACAATAGAAGAAATGGAGTTACACCTGCAATTATCTTACAAGCAGGCTGTAGAAATAGCTGAAGAAGAAGCTATAAACCAAGTGTTAGATAAAAATAAATTTAATTTATTACAACGTAGATTAAACTATGATTTAGTAACCTGTGGTATTGCAGCTACTAAAACTAACTTTAACATAAGTAATGGAATAACATTAGATTATGTTGATCCAGCTTATATGGTTTATTCATACACAGAAGATCCTAACTTTGAAGATGTGTACTACGTTGGTGAAGTTAAAGCAATGACTGTTGCTGAAATTAAAAAACAATTTCCGCACGTATCAAATGAAGCTTTAGAAAAAATACAAAAATCATATAGTAATAATAATTATATATATGGTTGGGGTGCATATGATGAAAACACTGTTCAAGTTTTATACTTTGAATACAAAACATATATGGACCAGGTCTTTAAGTTAAAACAAACAGATCAAGGTTTAGAGAAAATACTAGAAAAACCAGATACATTTAATCCACCAGAAAGCGATAACTTTAATAAAATATCTAGGTCAATAGAAGTTTTATTTCAAGGTGTTAAAGTTTTAGGTACAGACATGATGTTGAGTTGGGAAATGGCTGAAAACATGACTAGACCAATGGCTGATACCACTAAGGTTGAAATGAATTATGCTATATGCGCACCTAGAATGTACAAAGGTAGAATAGAAAGTCTGGTTAGCAAGTGTATTGGTTTTGCTGATATGGTTCAATTAACGCATCTAAAGCTACAACAAGTTATAGCAAGAATGGTTCCTGACGGTGTGTTCTTAGATATGGACGGCCTTGCTGAGGTTGATCTTGGAAATGGCACAAACTATAATCCAGCTGAAGCATTAAACATGTATTTTCAAACTGGTTCTGTAGTAGGTAGATCTTTAACTCAAGAAGGAACAATGAACGCGGGTAAAGTTCCAGTTCAAGAACTTTCTACTTCTGCTGGTCAAGCTAAGATTGGAGCACTAATAAGTACTTACAATTATTATGTTCAAATGATAAGAGATGTAACGGGACTTAACGAGGCTAGAGATGGTAGTTTACCTGACAAAGATACATTAGTTGGTTTACAAAAGATAGCAGCTCAACAATCTAATATAGCTACAAAACACATAAATAATGCTAGTTTATATTTAACATTAAGATTGTGTGAAAATATATCTAAGAAACTAATAGATGTTTTAAACTTTCCATTGACAGCAAACGCTTTAATGAATAGTATTAGTACCTTCAATGTAAACACTTTAAAAGAAGTTGCTAATTTAAATTTACATGATTTTGGAATATTCTTAGATTTAGAACCAGACGAAGAAGAAAAAGCTAAATTAGAGCAGAACATACAAGTGGCATTACAGAGTGGAGGTATTAATCTTGAAGACGCTATAGATATTAGGCAAATACGTAATTTAAAATTAGCTAATCAAATGCTAAAACAAAGACGTAGGTTAAAGCAAGAGAAAGATCAGTCTATACAGCAGGCTAATATTCAAGCTCAAGCTCAAGCAAATGCAAAGTTAGCAGAGCAAACAGCTTTAGCTGAAACACAAAAGCAAGAAGTTTTAACTAATCAAAAAGTTAGTTTAGAGCAGGCTAAGATGCAATTTGAACTTGAAAAGCTAAGAGCCGAAGCTCAAATAAAGAAAGAGTTAATGGCAGAAGAATTCAATTACAATATGCAATTAGCAGCAGAAAGAGTAAATAAAGAGAGTTCAAGAGAAAAAGATATAGAGGATAGAAAAGATAAAAGAGCTCGTATCATAGGTACGCAACAATCACAGATGATACAACAGAGACAAAACGATGGAACACCCATTGATTTTGAATCTACAAACGACACTTTAGGTGACTTTGGCTTAGAGGCCTTTGCACCAAGGTAATTTTTTAATTTTATAATATTATATTATGGCAGAAGAAGCTGTGGCCGCTGAGGTCAAACAAGAAGGTGAATTTTCTTTAAAAGGTAAGAAAACAAAACCAAAGAAACTAGTTGATAGTTCCAAAAAAGAACCTGTAAAGGTTGATTTAACAAAACCCGAAGCACAAGGTGAAGTTGTGCCAGACGTGGTGAAAGTAGATTTAACAGATAAAAAAGAAGAAGATGCCGTTCAAGCACAAGAGACAAATGTGGGCGATGTTGTTGTCGAAAAATCCCAAGACAAAAGCGACAGCAAAGAAGTGGCTGAAGAAGTACGGTCAACCGAAAAAGAATTAACAACTCCTTTACAGGAAATAACAGAAGATGAGCTCGATGAAAAAACAATGGAGCTATATGAAAAAGCTGAAGAAGCTGTTAAGGAGCAAGTAAAACAAGGTAAACCATTACCTGAAAATATACAATCACTTGTAGATTTTATGAATGAAACAGGTGGTACAATGGAAGACTACGTAAGACTTAATCATGATTACTCTAAAGTAGATGAACAGGTTTTACTTAGTGAATACTATAAACAAACTAAACCTCATTTAAACCAGGAAGAGATAAGCTTCATAATGGAGGATCAATTCAAGTATGATGAGGAACTTGACGAGCCAAGAGATATTAAAAAGAAAAAATTGGCTTTCAAAGAAGAAGTTGCAAAAGCCCGTAAAGAGCTTGACGCTATGAAAGATAAATACTACCAGGAAATCAAGTTGAAACCTGGTGTTACTCAAGATCAGCAGCAAGCTATGGACTTTTTCAATAGATATAATGAGCAGCAAGACACGGCTAAAAAATATCAAGAGGAATTTAAAAATACTACTAATGAAATTTTCAACGATGAATTCAAAGGTTTTGATTTCAGTTTAGGTGAAAAGAAATTTAGGTATAAAATTGCTAATCCAACACAGACGGGTAAACAACAATCTGATATAAATAATTTTATTAGAAAGTATGTAGACGAAAAAGGTCGGGTTACAGATCCCTCAGGATATCACAAAGCTATGTATGCTGCAATGAACGCGGATAAAATCGCTAATCATTTTTACGAACAAGGAAGAGCAGATGGTGTTAAAAATGTCGTTGATTCTTCAAAGAACTTAACAAATAAACCTAGGCAAGTTGCCGATGGAAATGTTTTTATTAATGGGCTTAAAGTAAAATCAATTAGTGGATTAGACTCGTCTAAACTAAAAATTAAAAAGAAAAAATTTAACTAATTAAAAATTACAAATTATGGCTTTAAATCCAACATTTGGTGGAATAGTTCCTTCGCAACAACAACAAACTCTTGCGAGCAACTATTTACAATTTGATACTGGAGCTGGTAGAGATTTCTCTCAGCAGTATCTACCTGAACTATACGAACAAGAAGTAGAGCGTTATGGAAACAGAACGTTATCTGGATTCTTACGTATGGTTGGCGCTGAATTACCAATGACATCTGATCAGGTAATTTGGTCTGAACAAAACAGACTACATGTAGCATACGATAACTGTGCTCAAGGTGGTGCTGCAAACACTATTACAATTCCACTTGCTGCAGACGTAAGCAACGTTATTTCTCCACAACAAACTATCGTTGTGTTAGATGACTTTGGAAACGAATCAAAATGTTTAGTTGTTGATTCTGACTTACAAACATTTGCTGGTGGTGGTACTGGCGTACTTAATGTACTTCCTTATGGATCAGCTACATTAGCTACTGAAGGACTTGTTGGTAACGTGAAGATTTTCGTATACGGTTCTGAATATCCAAAAGGAACAAACACTACAATTGCTCCTGGTGGAGGTGTTGTTGCTGTTGCTGGAAACGATTATCCTATCGCTACTATTACTCCTGACTTTACACAATTCTCTAATAAACCAATCATTATTCGTAGTCAATATTCAATCAATGGTTCTGACACAGCTCAGATCGGTTGGGTAGAAGTTGCTACTGAAGATGGTACTTCTGGATATTTATGGTATCTAAAAGCTGAGTCTGAAACAAGACTACGTTTTGAAGATTACTTAGAAATGTCCGTTGTTGAAGGTGAGCAAGTAGCTGGTACTTCTGGTATTGCCGGTGTGACTGGTACAGAAGGTTTATTTGCTGCTATAGAAGATCGTGGTAATGTGCAGGTTGGATTCTCAGCTGCTACTGGTATTGGTGACTTTGATGATATTCTTAGAAACTTAGACACTCAAGGAGCAATTGAAGAAAACATGTTATTCTTAAACAGAAACACAAATCTAGAATTTGATGACATGCTAGCTGCAATATCTGCTGGTGGATCTGGTGGTACTGCTTTTGGATTATTTGAAAACTCAGAAGAAATGGCATTGAACCTAGGGTTCAGCGGTTTCCGTAGAGGTTCTTATGAT